ATGATTCCTCCCGCCAGATATTAAAAGTAATGTTGGTTACTATTACTTATTGAGGATCACTAATATCTGGACCAGAGGGGATTGACAACGCAGCCTTAGCCTGTTTGATCTCGTAAGCAACCGTGTTTTCCGTAAGAAACCCTCGCACTTTACGGTTAGCAAACTGTAAAGAGTTTTCTGGATTAACCATCTTTTCCGGGTTAGTGAGCGGATCTGCCGGTAATGATGGATCAAAGTTCGGATTATTAATCATAACTTCATACCCGTAATTAGCACACATGGCGACGATAACTCTATCCACATCAGAATCCTCGATATTGACACAAAATTGGGCCATTTTTATCTCCTTGTGGTAAAATCGATAGTCTTATTAACCATCAATTTGTGATTTTGCAGTTTATTTATATTTAATGGGAAGTCGGCGTTCTTATTGATACTTAGCGGAAAAGTCAATGCCGAACTATTAAAATATATAATCGGTAACGATCCCACAAACACCGCTTCGGCGTCTTTTGTTTCACTAAAGCTAAGTTCGCTAAATGCGCCAACTCCAAGCATATCACCCTCCATTAAACAATACACAAAAATAGCCAATATAATAAAAAAGGCTACCCTAAAAACTAGGGTAGCCCGAGGGTTGATGTCAAGTGGCCAATATTAGAAGGAGCCAGCTAGAACCCTTCTGTTATCAAGAACACCGAAACCAAGTTCGGCCCAGCCGTAATAGCCCTGTCGCTGATGTCTATGGAGACCTTCGTCTTCATAAATTTCAATTTCCTTCTTGATAGGCATTACAAAGCTGTCATTAGGGCCTTGATCCAAACCAATTACAAGCTCAACATCACTGCCCGCCAAGGAGCCGCTAAGATCGCTAGTAAAGTAGGTTTGATACTCTTGACCATCACCAAACTCAAAGACATCATGAAGGTTGACGCCAAAGACTCTCGTGATTGCTGGACCATCGTCCGAAGCGACATAGATTTCTCTACGAGATACTTCGTCCAGTTGGTCAACACCCCAGTTGCGAATATCTTCAATCGCTTCAGGGGAACAGTAAAAGTCACTCAAACTACCAGCAGCACTCGCGCTATTTCCGCCACCATTTCGACGCATAACCGTCTTCATGAGGCTGATCAAACGCTTAGTGAACTGACCCACAGCCGCATCATTATCGTAAACCAATATATTACGATCAACCGCAGCGGCCAGAAGAGTGTGCCATCCATCGTCGTTGATCTTCTTAACGAAGGACGATTCAAGCACTTGCATAGCACGAGCAACCACATTCCAGTTAGCCTCACGAGCGTACTTCAGCAAGAAATCAATCGAGCTGCTAACCCCGTAAGTGTTAACCATTACGTAATCACCTTCGACGTGACGCTCAGGAATGCGACCGTTGCCGGGATTGGTGTACGCAACGTGATCGCCTTCAGTGCCGGGAGCCAAGAGGTCCAATGGAAACTCTGGTGAAGCACTGGGTTCCAGAGGCATTGCTTCGTAAATTGAAGTAACGATATCGCCAAACAAAACACCCTTACGAATAGGCGCTTCTAGAGCTTTAGCGATCTCTCTTTGGGCCGCCACGGCGACCATCTTGTCAGAACTACCCGACTGCTTAAGCAGCTCAATAAATTCGGGTGTGGGTCGATTTTTAGTAGACATATTAGCTTCTCCTTTTTTATTTAGTTGGGTCATCTAGTTTTGGGGACTATTGACATTAGGAAGATCGATAAACATTTCCACTATGTGCCAAGTATGCCAAATCGCCACCGTTGGGATCTGTACCTTCCAAGTTACTAGTAACAACCCATCCCTTTGTGAGAAGAGTAACTTTACCACCCTTTTGAACTTCGTCTTTGTGCTGGTTCAAATGTTGACGAGTAAGGTCAATGTTGACCATGTCGTTAACCAGCAAACCCATCGGAACTACTCCGGAACAGGTTCCAGCATACGTAACAAGCGCTGAACCATTATCCATTGATGCTCCAGAACCCGACGTGCTAAGAGAAGCAACGCCCCCCCTAGTAGCGGCCTCGTTCATAAAGAACGAGATGTCAGTCTGAAGAGTACTTCTATCTGTTTTAAGAGCCATTATGAATCTCCTTTTGCTTAAAAAATTAAATTAGTTGTCTTCTTTTGGAACGGACTGTAAAATAGAACCAAGCCATTCGCTAGCAACTGCACGAAGAGATTCCGCAGGATCATCTTCACCGATAGCTTCTGCGATAGCAACTTCAGCCGACTCTTCGGCATCTTCCAAGACTTCTACATTCGCCTCGGCGCTATCCACTTCTTCGTCAGCTTTGGCTGGCGCTTCTTTGTCCTCTTTTTTGTCTTCGTCTTTATCTTTATCTTTGTCTTTCTTCATCCAAGGAGGCATTCCGGCCTTCCTTTTCATTACAGCCACTATCTTATCAAAGGTTTCTTCGTCAACCGAATCAAGCTCTTCAACAGTCGCAATAGCTTCATCGGAATCGAATCCGAGATCTTCCAGTTTAGCCTTTCTCTTCATTAGCGCTTCCTGTTTCTTCATAACGGCTAATTCGTCTTCTATGCTCTTCACCTCTTCATTTCTACTCGCGAGAGCTTCCTCTTGCGACTTAATAGATTCAGCAAGAACCTTGTTCTCTTTCTCTTTTGTAGCAAGATTTTGTGCATGATCCGCAACAGAAGCCTCAAGAGCTTCGATTTTGGACTGAAACTCAGCTTCCTTTTCAGCGGTCACCTTCTCTCTAAGAGCTTCGTTTTCAGTTTTTGCTTCAGCAAGCTCCTTTTGCAAATCCGAGATTTGCTTATCGTGATTATCACTCATCGTATTCTCCTTTGTAGAGGATATAGTTAAAATTTCTGCTTTCGATTCGTCGAAAAATTCGTTTCCTTCCAATATTATACTACGTGGATTAGCAGGTTTGGAAACCAAGCCTTTACCAGAGAACGATAAGTTTCTTAATAGTCTGCCAACTCTATAGTCTTCGTACTTTCCACTCCCACCATAAGATCTTAGATGTTTCGTTAGAAATGCTGACGCCTCACTCCTTTGTACCACCTTAGTAGACCCATCTGGGGTCGTTAATGCGTAGTCAAAGTCTGGAAACAAACACTCCATGGATACAAACCATTTCCCATCTTCAATTTCGGAAACGATTTTTTGCATTCTGCTTCTTTGATCTTCATCACTCCACTCCGTATATATAACAGAGGTGGTCAGGATGTTGAAAGTGTCTGGCACCTCATTGGTGCCACAATTAATTTCGACGCCCTCAAAATCCACAACAATATTACCGGTGATATGTCCGATAATATCTTTTTCATTATGCATGAAGTTGAAGGGCTTATCTTCAGGTGTATCTTTCGCCAGCCACAACTCTCTGGGATCGAACACGTCATCGTTCTTGTTCCATCCGGTACTGACTAATATTGATTTTAGGTAATATAGATCTATTTGATCTTCATTTTGAGCAATCGAAATATCACCACTACCAGAGTTTTCTGCGAGTATCTTTTTTAACTTGCTAATAGACTCTGGCGAGGGTTCCGGTCTGTATGTCTCCGCAACAGCATAACAGGCAACACTGTTACTCTTTAACAGTATGCCGTTCAGACCGTCTCGTATTTCAGATTCGTATATTTTCATATTTTGAAAACCTCCAAGATTAATACACACAAAATAAAATCTGGGGTATTTATTGGTAAAAATCCTGCATATCAGCAAAGGTGGAGGCGTAAATATATTTCATTTCGGAGATATTGGGTTGTTTGCCATTAGTCGAAACAAAAGACTCTTTTTTGGCAATAACAATAGAATTAAACTCATCAGACGGCTTAGTTTCGTTGTCTAATAGTCGCTTCACCAATTCGGGAGTTATTTCCATATATGGAGTCATTCCGATCAATACACACATCTTCAGATATTCCAATTGATCTACTTCCGATTTGTTTAAACTTCTGGCATTCTTCTTGTTAAAATGAGCGAGTGCTATGGGGGAAAGAACCTCTGATATCTTGGCCTGAGCATCAAGAGCCCATAGCGTAGCAGTCGTAGCGTCCCCACTTCGGGGAAGAACACGCTTCTCTTTTCTCTTCTTAGTGTCTCTAGAGAATTTCGGGCGACCATTGGGCTCTTCGGGATCGTAGTCGGATTCTTTATTGGGCGATACCGGCTCCACAACTCCCCCGTCCCTTTCTGCGGGAGGAAGTCCGAATTTTTCCAGATACTCCTCGGTATCCATAACATCCTTCGTTAAAGCTATTTTAGCTATATCCTCTTTATGCTGAGGATTATGGTAAGGTCCAGCCTTCTTAGGAGAGCCCATATCGTTAGTCCGTTCCCTTTCTTCACGTCTCACACGTATACGCTCAATTCCGGGCAGCTCCCTGAATCTTTCGAGTAGGGTTTCGTTAGAGATGATGTCCCTATCCGCCAACTGAATCAGGAGCTGTTTTTCAGCAGCTTCGTCAGACAATATAATCGAATCAAAATGAATCTCGGCTGGAAATCTAAAACCCATCGCTTTTCTAATTAGTTCAATTTCATGTCGCCAGAACTGAGCTAAGATTTCTCTACCATATTCCAGTCTCTCGATAAGAGTCTTTAAAGAGACGTAGTTATTGGTATATCCGCCACTAGTATTCGCGCCGGTCAACGTGGGCGGAATACCTAACCCAGCATAAATGCTAGTAAGAACCGGCTGATATTTTTCCGCCCCCAAGAACTTATAGACCTGAGATTGGCTCTCAGAGAACTTAAGCTCTGGACCCCAGACTAGATCCATAGTGCCGCCCCCAACATTACTCGCCAGAATATCGCGCAACTTATTAATAGCGGCCTTTGTTGGGATAATTTTGTGATCTAGATCACCAACGGTCCAAAGACGAACGTTAGAAATCGCCCCATCAAGGGCTGCCAAATCTGCCAACTTCATCTTTTCAAGCATCATGATGTCATCAAGGATCGCATATATCATGGGATTGGCCCACAACAACCAATCGTCCTTTTTGTAGTGATAAAACCCCACCTTATCCATGTCGAGGGGAATGGTCCTATCGCCACTTGCTATCCTTTTCTGCAAATCTAGGGGCAGCGTTTTGAAAATGGTCTTGTTGGTGGTCGAGCTACTAATTAAAGACTCAGAAGTATACTTAGAAAGGTTGAGCGTAAACTGCGGCTTCCCAATCACCTGACTTCCATAATCCTGAACGTCAACCGCAAGAGGATTCAAAAAATCGTAAGTCCAAGGAATTTCACGTCTCGGAACCTTTAGATCCGTAATCTCTAGGTCGGCGCCCCCAGACCTTTTTAACTCTTGTTCCTTTTTATGGTTTAATTTAGCCGTACGCCTCTTAACAATAACATTTCCACAACGGTAAAGATAATTAAGGAATCTCTCAGACCTGTCAATGCCCCCAACCTGAATGAACCATTTTCGATAGAATTTTTCTATAGTTCTATTGGGGTGTACCAGAGTAAGACCCTGTGAAGCAAAGTCGCTCATAAGATCAATAACA